TCTGCTGTCTTTTCATCCATTCTTGATATGTTCTTTCTCCAGAATTGATAATTTCGCCAATCCATAAGTTACTCGTATTGTCTGCTGCTACAAAGTTTGATACTAAAAAATTAACAATTTCTTTGTCGTTATACTTTCTCGATGTTTTCTCGAACCAGTATTTATCGGATCGGCGGTTAAACGATGTGAGTGTTGCTCTTGTTTTTTTATATTTAAAGTAATTATATTTGGGGTTGCTGAAATGATTCTTAATACCCAAATATGCCTGATAAGTTTCAAATGGTGACATCAGATAGGCAATTTGGCTTTCGAAATTCTCTTCATAAAATTCAAATTAATGGCATCATACTTCAATCTTTCTTTAAGAGGTTTGGAAACTAACTTAGTAACCGATTCAATATCAATACCATTAATTTCACAATAATGGCAAATGGCATCAATATAATTGCAGTTTTCTTCGGCAACTATTTTTTCGATTTCTATGGCAAACTTAGAAGGTGTAAGAAACTTATCTTCAATTGCCTGCTCTAATTCTTTATTTGATTCTGGTGATTCCATATCTTCTATATTAATCTCTAGGAATGTCGCTAGTATGTTTGTCATAGTTTAGCAGTAATAATATGTATTATAAGATATAATAATCAATTAGTCAAGTAGACATCAATTCCAGTTTATCATTCACAAACTTTTTGATGTATTGGACCACGAGTTTCATATACTTGTTTAGGTCTCTTTCTTCGTAAATTACACACTCTCCGTTCTCACAGGTCATAATGATTACTAGTTTCTTAATCGGAATACCAGTCATCTCATAGAGTGCCATTCCATAGAACATCGCCTGAACGAAATAATTCTCAATCCATTCTCTGGGTTTGGGTTTTTTAGAAGTCTTGAAGTCAATCACCGCAAGTTCGCCATCATATTCTCCAATGCAGTCCGTTGTTCCTGCCACACCAAGTTGCTTACTGTATAAGGCACCTTCTAGGCAGTAAATATTATCAATTTTATTCAGTTCAGTTTTAGCAATCTTAAAAAGAAAATCTGATATGGGTTGAACTGTTGGAAGGTCTCTATTATAAAGATAATTCTCTACCAGAGTATGTAAGTCTGTTCCACGACTTGTTGATGCTTTGGTGATTCGGTCTGCTTCTTCATTACCAACCCTTTTACGCCATTTGATAAAGATTTCCTTATTAAAATGACTGGTTACTGAGGTAATGGAGACCAACTTGAGTAGTTGATCTCCCTCAGGAATAGAATAGTATCGAACCCCATCAATCGTTGCCCTCTCAAGTTTAGGAAGTACATTATCAAGATGATTAAACATTATATCTCCACTTTTAAGTATTATAGCACATTATCACAAACCTAAAGATTTTTTAGCAATTACAAATTCACGAACTAAGTTTGAGCGGACAATATCATCAACACCAAACTCAATCTTCTCAAAAGAAGGCATAGCATCAATTACTCTTATAAAATCGATAATACCAGTCTTTTCACTCATTTTAACTAAATCACTCTGTTCGATATCTCCAGCAAACATAATTTTCGTATCTTCACCACATCTTGAGATTACAGAAAAACTCTCGTGTGCCGAACAATTTTGTGCCTCATCTACAATAATAATACAATTATCTAATGTAATGCCACGAATGAAAGAAGTACACCAAAAAGAAATAGTATTCTGTGCCTTTAAATTTCCATAAAGCATATCAAAATCTACATCACTAGGCATCTGAAACATATATTTTACCATATTCTTATAAGGAATCTCAAAGAGAGATTTCTTATCATCTTCCCCTCCTGGCATAAAACCAATCTCACGAGTCTGAACCAGTGAACGAATAATATAAATCTTCTCATAAGGAGTTCTTTCGTCTAAAACTTCTTTGAGTGCTTTATAGAGAAGACAAAAAGTCTTTCCAGATCCAGGTACGCCGTGAGCAAAGATATTTTTACCTTCATCATAATACTTAAATAAAAGTTTCTGATTATCTGTAAGTGGGTCAATATCTACCAGATACTGACCACTTAAGGGTTTTTTACGCTTTGCTTGCC